TTAATTTGTTGATTAGAATAAATAAAATTATTCAAAAATTCATCATCTTGAGAAAATTCTTCAGCGCTTTTGTAAGTGTTTGCGATCAAACGCAGAGCTTCATCTTTAAGGTCTGCATTTTCGTTTTGTTGTAAACTTTCTTTTAGTGCGCCTTTAAAAGGTTTTACTATTTCAAACTTGTTTACAAATTCTTCAACTAACTTTTCTTGCTCAACTTTTTTGTTCAATTCGTTTTGCGTTTTAACGTTTTCACTTTCCAAGTTTGCAAGTTTTTGACTTTTTTTGGTAAATTCTGCCTCTAAGCTATTGTACGCTTTCAACAAGCTTTCAGCGTCTTTAAATTTACCAAAATCTTTGGAGCCATTTTCAATTGGTTGTTCCAAAATTTCACTCATTTTTCTTCTCCTTAATTATTAAATTCCTTTTTTAAATAAGCCTTATGTTCTTCAATATGTTTTAGCAAATTATTTTTAATGTTTTTATGGTTCTTTTTTGTTTTAATTTCATTGCTCAATAAATAAGCAATGTGTTCATCAATGTGAATTTCATGATCATCTATTGGCATAATTTCTAATTCTTTATCAGCACTTAGATTTTCTTCTTTTGCTCTGCTGATATGCAATGAATTTAAGTCAACTGCGTCATCCCAAACACCAAAACCTAAAAGAGTTAAACATTTTTTACGCATGCTTTGACTAAACTTTCCATCTTCATCAAACATTAATCCTTCTTTGATTAATTCCATTAATAATGTTCTGCGTTGAGCAAGCGTTTCATTGATGTCGCTTGTTGTGTCGAACACAACATCATCACTGCAAATTTCATTTTGATCCCAATAATACATTTGCACGTTTCCACTATCTCCTTAAATTTTTAAAAGTCTTGGAATAACTGCAAATTGTTTATATAGTCTTAAAATAAATTTCGCCACTATTTTTACTGCCAACTTGGTGCTATCAATAGCGGTTGACATTCTGCTATTGTCTTGTTCTGCTAAAAGTTGTAAAGCTGTTCCTGACATGTTTGTGTATTGTGCATAACTATCAGTCATCATATCACTCACACCCGACACTGTTTTGAACTCAGAAATCAATCTTTCTTCTTCTGCATCAAACTCTAAAGTTTGCTTTGGATTTTGCATAATTTCTGGCACTTTACTACCCTGTCTGTAAACAAGAACTTTACCAGGCGAAAGGCCATCAATCTCAAGTTCGTCTGTGTCAACACTGCCATCTTCAACAGCAAGGACATTCATCACTGCACGATTAAAGAACTCGTGTTTTCTGTTTCTTACCGCATTATAAGCTCGTTGAACAGGAATAAGTCTGTCAACAACACTAACGCCGAAAAAGCTTCCTGGCAAATAATTTGAAATTTGCTTAACAAAAGGGAAGGTCCTGTTTGAAAGTTCGTCGTTAACGTATGGCAAATCACCATCAAATAAAAGTTTTCCGCCAGCAACTATAGTTAATCTACCGTTAGGATAATCCTTGCTTGGTTTATTGTATCTTTCAATTAAAACGCAATGATTATTTAATTCGATATTTGAAACTTTGTTGATGTGAGCATCATAACCAAGTCCACCTAGATTTCCAACATTGCTATCAAGCGTAAAAGCGTTAACTTTTTCCGCATGAACATCAACATTCCAAAGAGTTTTGATAGTTTCCACTTCAACCGCTTTGGCGTGAATTATGCTTTTCATGTCTTCCATCCTTTCGCAAGATAAGTTGTCTGGAAAGATTTCAAAAGGAGAAACAACTTGAACTTCAACATCGCCTTCCTTAATTGCTCTTCCTTGCTCATCTGTTGCCACCATTTTTCCTGTGTTTGTGTTCCAAATCACTTTATAGAACACTGTTCCGCAGATTTCACTCCAAGTTGTTGCTGTTTTTTCAATGTCCACAAGATTGATTCGATTTGCAACTGAATTTAAAATATCCTTGCTCAATTTTGCACTTTCAACATCGCTTTCATCACTGCTCGCTGGAACAACTGTAACATTAGGTGTGTTTGCACAAATTTTTGAAATTCTTGTTTCAACAATTGGCGCAATATGATTGAAAACTTCTTTTTCCTGCCAAAAATAGCGTTTTTCATCTTCTCTAATTCCACCATTTGAAGCAACATAGCTATATTGATTTCCCATCATAAAATTAATGTTTAGTTGCCATTGCGCTTCCAAACTTCTTCTTGCTTCTCTGCGCTGCAAATAATCTGTCATCACCTCTTGAACAATTTTGTTTTCTGTTTTATTCATCCTTTCCTCCCTTTTTATAAATTGGTTTAACCGCTTTTGGCATCATATATTTTCCTATTTCGCCATAGAGTTCATTTAAGCATCTATCACACAAATAAATACTTCCATCAAAAACAAATTTTTTGTTTACAATTTGAAAATCACACATATTGCCACACCCGCTCGCATCACATTTAACTTTTGAGTTTGTTTTTTCCACCAACACTTTCTGTCTCCTTTAATTCTTTTAATAATCTTTGTTTTTCTTCTTCCAATTCTTCATCTGTGAGTTTGTTGTAATCTGTTTTTTCTTCAATTAAATGTGGATAAATCAACTTCAATAAATCCACATTTGGCGGTAAATTTTTTTCACTAACTTTTTGTTTTACAATTTTTAAATTGCCGGTTTCATCGTCAACAGCATATTCTGTTATAACTTCTCTTGTTGTTAACCCTTTAACGCAAGATTTCAAAGCCTTCAATGTTTCTAAATTTAAACTTGTTTCTTTTATGTCACACCCACTCCTTATCTTTTAAATTTCAAATTTCTTATCAACTTTTCCTTTTCAAGTTGAACAATGCTTTTTTCTTCTTTTGGTTTTTTGTTTTCCGGTCTAGACATAATGTAATATCTAAGTTCGTCCATGCTATGATCGTCCACTTTAACCGGACTTTCTCCTTTCCCCCAGCGATAACTTTTAATCTCTTTTATCATATTTTTACAAGTGTTAAAAATGAAAAGTTTGCTTTCTCCCAAAGCATTTTTAAGATATGATTTCACTCTTTGTATCCCTGAAAAAACATCCTTGTTCACATTGGTGTTAACAAGAATGTTATAATCATAAAATAAATCTGCCACGCTTTTCCTCGATGCCAAGGTTGTTTGATTTGCTGCACTATCAATCATTGCTTCAAGCATGCCATTATTGTTTCTGTGCCAATGAAGTTCATTGCTAATTTGGTGAATTTTATTGCTGTGATATTCAATATCTTTTTCACGCTCGTAATGTTCCGCCACCACATAAATATTTCCATCATAATCAACAGCATACCAATGACATGAAAGTGGATTTTTTAGTCCTGGGTCAATTGAAATTTTATCTTGCCACTCATATGGAACATCAAATGGCTCAATCACATTAACTTGTTCGTCAAATTCAGGATAAATTCTGCCTCCTGCATCAATAAATTCACCAAATTGTCTTGATTTTAATTCTTCCTGCGACATGCTCGATTTCATTGCATTTTTTGCTTCAACGCTCAAATATGGATTGTCGTCCCATTGCATAAATTCATACCAAACATTATCATCATTAAATCTGTTCATGTAAATATCATCATAAACAAAAGTCATGCCTTTTAAGGGTGTCATTGTTGCAAATATGTCTCCGTTTTTATCCAAAACACGCATTCTGCACTCTGCGTAAATATCATATGGCGGTTCTTCATCAAACCACACATAATCTAAACTCGTTCCCTGAAATTTTTCTCTGCCTTGGTCGCAACTTTTAAAGCCAATTTTGCTAATAGATCCAAAAACATTTTTTATTAATATATAGTCAATCACACCATGAGCATAATTATCTTTTCTCCCGCTTAACATAACCACATCTTCAATCCAGTCAGGGTTTAGATAATTTAGAATTTTGCTTTGAGCAACATCTCTTTGCACCTGAGTTGATAAACTAACAACCCATCCGGTAGTTGCTTTTGTTAGTTTTCTATAAGGATGGCAGCCTCGAGCCATATAAACAACTTCAACCGCACCACACTCAGTTTTTCCACTTCGGTTTCCACCAAAAACCCATCTGTTCTTTTTAGAGCATTGATGAAAAGCCAGTTGTTTTAAGTGAATTTTATCGCCTGTATTGTAACTCAGCAGTTTGTTTTTGCTTTTTCGCAAGGCTTGAATTTTTTCAATTTCTAAAATCTGTTCAACTACATTCATTTTGATTGTTAATATATCCCAAAACTCGCTTTAAATTTCTTAAACTTGTCAAAATTTTTAAAATAAATTGTGATAAAATTTTATTATGTTAATTTTAATTTTGATTTTATTTCTTCAATGTCAACCTATCGTTGTCAATGCTTATGAAACGCCAACTTATTACGCACGTATTTTGTTTGAACAAGTATATCTTTATAAATCTCCCAACTTAGATAATTCCATTGAAAACATATATTTTGAATTACCTAAAACTTATTTTGTTCAACTTTTAAGTGAAAATGACAATTTCTATGAAGCCAAATATCAAAACTTCATTGGTTATGTGAAAAAAGATAGCGTGCAAGCTGTGGCCGGCACCCCCAATCAACCTTTTTTAAATAACATATCATTTCGTGTTTATTCTGAATTGAGTCAAAATATCTGGTCTCAACCAACAACTCAAAATAATTCTCAAACAATAATAAAAATTCCAAATCTCACCAAAAACATTTCATACATTGGAAAAGTTAATGGACAATGTCTAATTGAAGGTAGAACAAACATATGGTTCTTTTGCAAATACACAAACGCCAACAAAGATTACTTTGGATATGTTTATAGTGATTTTTGTGATGAAATGACCAATTTTAATGATAACACTGAAGAATTGAATTATATAAGCAATCCAACCTTTGAGGTCAACACGCAAATCACAAATTCAATTCCTCAAAACAACAACTCTGTTGGAATCATCATTGGAATAATATCAATTCCTGCCATAATCTTTGTTTTTATGTTGATGCGATCCGGCAAAATATTAAATCACGACAAACTCAAACGCAACGAAGTTATTGACTACCAATCTTAGCATTCAGCAACACACCTAAAGGAAAGTCTTCTCTCTTTCACTTCTTCTTTAACATCTTGAATCCATTCTTCTTTTTGAATAATTCTTTGCAATTTTGCAATATATTTTGACTCATTGAGAGCTTCTGCTAAATGTTCAAAAGCTTTTTCAACATGCCTAAAAGCTGTTCGCTCTTTGAGTTCTAAAATTCCGCAAATTTCATTCATTTGAAGATTATAATTCATCTTGATAAATAATATTTTTTTATCCTTTTCGTTTAAGGTGTTAATTGCTTTATCAATTATAATTTTTAGATTAATTAGTTGATTTTTTCTTGTCATTAGTTCTATAATGTTATTACAAACATCTAAAGCACCATATTCAGCAGTGCAAGGACCAAAATATAAGGCATGGTTTTCAATAAATTTATCAATAGCTTCACATTTTTTTCTTAATAATCTGTAAATTTTCACCAATGCCTCACTGTCATAAATATCAATCATTCTATACCCCTATTTTTACGAAAAGTATAATTAACAAATGTCGAAAAGTCAAGCATATATGTCATTTTTTTACAAAAATATTGCCATTTTAACCGCTTTTTCATTAAATTTTATATACTTTTATCGAACATTTGTTTTATTTTGTAAAATATTGATAGATTGAAAAATTCATTGTTGTTTATTTCATTTTTAACTTTTTTAAACAAAAAAAGACCGCAAAGGTCTTATTTTTTATTCGTTAACAAGTTTTGATATTGAAACTTCATAAGCGGTTTTTGTAACCATTGTTGAATTGTCACTCATCAGTTTGTTATATTCCCTGCTCTGAATTCTTCCAACAATTTTAAGATTTGCCGGAACACTCATTTGACTAACAAGGTGCGCATTATTTCCCCATGCAATGCAAGGTATATAATCTGACTTGTTAAACCTGCGGTTGACAGCCAGCAACACATCACAAATCTCTCTTGAAAATGGTGTTGTTCTATATATTACCGGTTTGCAAACAAACCCATTTAGTTCAATAACATTTGGATTTGCATTTTCATCCCACTCACAAACCTCTTTAACAAATACGGATAATATCAATTTTCTTTTATCGTTTTCCACCTTATTAAAACTTCTAAATTGACCGCGCAAGGCAATGCTAATTCCCTGTTTTATGTTATAAAAATCAATAAGTTTTTTAGAGATTGTGATTGGAATCATATCGTTTTGCCCACTCAATCTTGCAACACGCAAATTAAAGCCATAAAATTCCTCATCTTTCACAACATGACTGAATTCTGGAATGCCATCAACAATCCCTTGCAAATAAACTTTATTATTAATAATTTCGTTATTCATTAGTTCTCCTTTCCTTTTTCTTATATTCATCTAAAATTAAACGTTCTCTTTAATTTGAACACCTTGATGGTCTATGCTATAATTATCGTAATAAATAATATCTCCCACACAAACAACTTTTTTATCTGAGTTTTTAAAATGTTCTAAAACCATTCTTAAAGCATTTAAAATATTGTCTGAATTATTATGAAATAAAATAATACTACCATTTTTTGCTCTAGACGTAACCCTATTTGCAATTTCGCCAGCACTTAATCCCTTCCAGTCCAAACTGTCCACACTCCACTCAATACAACTTAAACCCAAATCTTCACAGATATCAATTAGGTTGTTGTTATAATAACCATAAGGCGGACGGAATAATTTTGGTCTAAAACCTGTCAAATCTTCCACAAGTTTCAAGTTAGTTGTTAATTCTTCCCGAATTTGTTGTTTGCTAAGTTTTGTCATGTCGGGGTGAGTGTTTGAGTGAATGCCAATTTCAAATCCTCGGTTATAAATCTCTTTCACCATTTCCGGATATTCTTCAATCCAAAAACCAACCAAGAAAAATGTGGCATTAACATTATATTCTTCACATATAGACATAATATTTTGTGTTTTGTCTGCGCCCCATGCAGCATC